CATGAGCGCGAACTTCTCGTCGTCCTTGGTGAACGTGTACGACTGTTCGGAGCCCTGGTACTGCGCTTGGAACTGCGTGGCAGCGCGGACGACGATGTAGCGTCGTGCAGCTTCCGGCAGCTCTTCGAACGGGAAGCCCCACACCACCTCGCGAATCGGAGGGGCGTCGAGCGGGAAGATGTAGGTTCCCTCGTCGGCGTTGTAGAGCTTGCCTGCGCGCGGAACGATGCGGCGCGACTCGGCATTGCAGGGCCGCGTAGAGAGGACGTTGGGCGGGAGCACGACCTCGCCGCTGATATTCGGCGTGAACGTGTAGGTGTAGTCGGTGTTGAAGTACCAACCCTTCGACTGCGTCTCGCGCGATTTGGCTCGCAGCGTTTCGCGGGCGATGGAGGCGTCGGTGAAGCCGAGGTTGTCCAGGGTGTTGATGGGCGTCTCGCCGACAGCCTGGAGCACTGCGTTTACTGCCTCAAGCTCGGTGGTGGGCGTAATGAGGTCCATGGGTCTCCAAAGGAAAAAAACCCGCCACGCCGATTAGGGACGTGACGGGTTGAGGGGGCTTAGCCGACGATCAGCTCAGCAGCGCCGGCCGCACGGAGCGAGCCGTGGCCGAGGGCGAACTTCGACAGCATCAGGGTGCCCTGACGACGGACGTCGTAGGCATCTTCCAGCGCGAGGTCGAGCAGCTTCAGCGTACCGACGGCGCTCTTGTGGAACACCGTGGCGACCGACTTGCTGTAGTCGGCGCGGTACTTCGCCTGGATCTTCGTGTTCGCCGTGTCATCGGCGCTCGGGAAGTGGTTGGTCTTCAGGAGCTTGATGCGGGCAATCGACTCGATCACAGCCTGGGACAGCGATGCACCTGCCGTCGGGTTGTAGTCGCGGTCGACCAGGTCTTTCACCTGGGTCAGGAGATACCACTGGGCGGGCTTCAGGACCGCGATGACGTCTTCGTCCGGGATCTCCTTCTCATCGAAGGCCTGACGGACGCTGCGGATCGCTGCGGCCAGCTTGGTTGCATCGGTCGCCATGGCGAGATCCTTCAGGATCAGGCCGCCCGGCTGGCCGTCGACCGGGCCGGTCGTTTCACGCGCCGCCTGGATGGCGCAACGCAGCTCGTTGAGCTGACGCTGCTTCGCCAGTTCGAGGCCCTGCTGGCGGGTGTACTCGCTGCGGACGTCGTAGTGGTTCATCGCTTCGTCGATGTTCGGGATGAACACGTGCGAGATCAGCATCGGGTCGAGAGTCAGGACGATCTCGTTGTGCTGGACGTTCATGCCCGTGATCTCGGTGCCCGGCACGTGGTACTCGCTGCCGATGGTGCCGATGGCCGGGAACGATGCCGACTTGCCGTGCTGGATGTTGCGCTCGGTCACGTGACCGGCGAGCTTGTACTCTTCGACAAAGGAAGCGAGAACTTCGCCTGCGTACTGCTTGAGGAACAGTGCCTTGTCGTCACCTGCGTTCTGGACCTGGCCGGAACGGTTCGGGTTGGCGTTAGCCATTTGGTAGTGGTGCTTTCCTTGGTGGGTGAATAGAACTCTCTGCCCGCGCCTTACGGGACGCGGGTTGAGCCTCTACAGAGGCCGAGAGGTGACGCGGGGTTAGAACGAGGAGTTGCGGAGACGCTCGGTAACTTCGGCGCGGAACGCCGGGTCTTTCTTGTAGCGCAGTGAGCGCATGGCTTCGGTCACTTCGACCTGAGACTTGAACGGTTCGACACCAGATGCAGCGCCACGGCCATTGAGCAGGCTACCCGGAGGCACGCCACGCTTCAGCGCACGGCGACCGTTGAGGGCTTCAACGGCGAGCTTGGCCCGCGCTGCGTCGCCCGAGGTGACGGCCTCGTTGAACGCGACCTTCTCTTCGGTCGTCAGGCTGGTCTTCGCCCACTCGATGAGCGAGGCGTACTCCTGCGCGCCACCTGCGGTGCCGTAGACGGCATTGTCGTAGGCGTCGGCCAAGGCCTGCTTGCCTGCAATGTACGTGTCGACCTCGCTACGCGGAAGGCCTTTGGCCTCCAGTGCTGCGTAGGTGTCGTCGGACAGCTTGCCGTCCCGTGCGTACTCGTCGTTCAGTGCGTTCCAGTCGAGGCCAGCGTTGGTGACCGTTTCCTTTGCCGATTCATCCGTCGGGATCTCCTTGCTCGGAGGATCGCCTTCGGCATTCTCGGTGCCTTCGGTCGTTGCCGGGAGTTGCTCGCTCTCGGTCGTGGCCGTCGCCGTCGCCGTCAGTGCCTCATAGGCAGCAGTCAGCTCTTCCACGGTCTTGTACTTGCCCGCATAGAGCGTTTCGTTCGAGGTGGTCTCGACCGGCGCCACCGGATCGGTGGTCATCGTGATTTCGGATTTCTCGGACATAGGGCTCAGCGGAAGTTGTACATGGTGATGCCTTCGGGCGTGACCGAACGGAACCGCTCAAGCGGATCTTCGGTAGCCTTCGGGGCCTTGGGTTCCTTCACGGGAGCGACAGGGGCCGCTTCGGGTTCGGGCGTGACCGTGGTGGTGTCTTCGGTCGTCGGGGTGACGGTGGACTCCGCGGTGGTCGCGGTGTCGGTTTCTGCCGTCACTGCGGCGTCGGTGGGGGTCTGCTTACGGGCCAGAGGGTTCTCCTTGGGGCGGTGCCATGGCGGCACCTGCAATGGTTGGAGCGGCGCGGATAGCCGCCTGGTGCATCGTTGCTTGCTGCTGTTCCTGGGCGATCTCGTCGTCGGTCTTGATGAGGCCCTTCATGCTCAGGTCCGAAGCGGCACCCATACGTGCCATGAACTCGCCTGCGTTGACGCGCTGGGCGAACACCTGCGGGCCGAGGGCCGACTGTGCTGCCTGCGCCCACTCCATGAGCTTGCGCATGTCCTGACCACGGCCGAGGGCGGCGACGCCAACGACGATGCGTGGCTTCAGCAGACCGGGCGGGAGTTCGGGCAGGCGGTGCTGGCGGGTGAGGCGATCCATCTGGCGACGGACCAACGGGAGCAGGAGGTCTTCTGCGAGGACCGAGTACACGCCGCCCTGGACCTCTTCGAGTTCCTGAGCGAGGTAGCGGATCTCTTCGGCAGTGACGCGCTCGCCGGTACGCTGGATCGCGGTGCGGACACCGAAGGCCATCTCCAGCCGGGCAACCAGCTTGTCGATGTGAGCACCGACGAAGTTGAAGTCACCGTACTTGTCCTGTTGGACAGCCTTGAGCTGGTCGGCACGGAAGCGCAGCACGTCACCGGATTCGGCTTCGGTGATGCTCTTCGGGCGGATCGTGGCGTTCTCATCGAGTGCCCACAGAACCTTGGCGGCTGCTGCGGCGCCCTTGAGCATGGCCTTGCTGAGCTTCTCCAGCGCATCGAAGTCGCCGTAGTAGTCGTAGACCAGGCCAGCGCCGTAGTCCTCACCGTCCTCTTCGGGAATCCGCAGGGGAATCCAGGGGCACGCATCGAGCGGGTAGGAGCCTTCGGAGCCGGGAACGACATTGCCGTTCACCTCCTGGAACACCTGCCACAGGTCGCCCTCGCGGAAGATCCGCGTATAGAGTTCGACGTCCTGTTCGGGACCAGCGTCCGCAGTGGCGCCCGGCTTCTCATCAAGGCCGAGCACGGACTTCAGCTCGGTCCCCAGGGTCGACGGGGCGATGCTGTCGAGGGTGACGATCTCCAGGACCGAGCCCATGCCATCGCGGTCGACGACATAGCGGGTCAGGGGGTAGACCTTCGCGTTGCCCTCGTCGGGGATGTAGAGGAGCGCGTTGCCGACAGCGACGAGATGCTTCAGGGCGAGGGAAATCTTCCCGCGCATCCCGGAGGTCTCGATGTCATTAATGACTGTCCGCTCAATCTCGGCGAGGCCCATCTCTAGCTCGCCCTGCTGGATGCCCGCCTGTTCGGCGAGCGCCTGCGCATCCATGCCGTCCGGGGACAGCTTGAAGAAGTTGGCGTTGACAGGGAGGAGGGCCAGCAGGAAGCGGGCGGCGGCGGAGTTGACGCAGCGGGCGCCGGTGCCTTGGTACGGGGTGGTGCGGGAGGAACTCGACTTGCCCTTCGAGACTTCCTTGTAAAGCGTCGGCAGGGTGAGAGTGGCGCACTGCTTAGCGCGGGACTCTGCGGAGTTACGGTCGGATTTGAGCCGCTGGTAACTCGCTGCTGCTGAGACGGTCTTCGGGTCGGATTGGCTCAAGTGGGAATGACGAGGCTGCTACCGTAGGGTGAGGTGGTGGAATTGTTCAGGTCGATTCGGAGCTGTTTGCGGCCGGTGGAGCCGCTCTCCTGGGAACCGCCCATGCCGTCACGCGCCGTCAGGAGGACGGCAGGCTTGGAGTCCTCGGGATCGGGGACTTTGGGCTTCTTAGCTGTACACATGCTTGCTCTCTTCTTCGAGCTGACGCCTGCGCTTCAGGGAGAGAACGAGGCGGCGCTCGCCCGAACGGAGCATGAATTCTTCGCGGTCCATCTTCGGGTCGTAGATGACCTCGGGATACCGCTCGTCCAGCTCGTCGATCAGGTCGTAGGCGTGCAGGGGGATGGATTCGGACATATGGGCTCCAAAGGGGTAGGCAGGGCCTATAGGAACCCCTATGGAACCCTTATGGGGGAAACTGTGTTTCCTCCTAAGCTCGTACTTTTACCTACCTATCCAGGGCCTCCAGGAGCGCCGCTGCGGCGTACCGGAGGTCTTCGAGGGAGCCGTCGTTTTCCACGAACTCGTCGTCGGGGTGGGGTGCCAGGCCGTTCTCGGAGACATGCGCACTGACCGCCGCATTTCCTTCACGGACCACGTGGACGACCTTGCCGCCCAGCCCCCGGATCATCGCGGCCTCGTTCTCGAAGCGGACGTC